TTCGGTGATAAGGTCGGTAAAACTGCTGTGGATTGTATTCGCAAAGCAGGGAGCATCCTTAACCTAAATTGTCCTCTCGATGGGGAGTACAAAATAGGTAAAAACTGGAGAGAAACCCATTGACAAAGGGTTTAAAACGTGGTATAATACTGTTTCCGATGCAGTTGTTCATCGGGTATTTTTAGAAGGAAACTAGAAATGAATGTACCAGTGAAAGCAGAAGTTATGTGGGCCTTTCTCAATCGTACCAACGATATGAGTGGCAAATATCAGGTTGACCTGTGCAATCTGTCACCTAAAGCTGTTGAAGCCCTGGAAAGTATCGGACTGCGTGTCATGGAGCGTGAAGGCAAAGGCCGCTTCATCACTTGCAAATCCAGCCACCCTATCAAGGCTTATGATAGCACCGGCAAAGAGATGCACGAGGTAGAGGTTGGTAACGGCTCTGAGGCTGTCGCTACTGTCGGCTTCTTTGAGTGGAGCTTCAAAGGCAAGAAAGGCGTTAGCCCATCGCTGAAGAAGCTGAAGATCACTAAGCTGGTGGAATACTCAGGTGGCGATGCTGCTGAAGAAGAAGATGATGTCCTATGACAGAGGTGCGAGAGCGACCTAAAGAGGTCGTTATCGATGCTGATTTCCTGTTGTACACAGTAGGGTTCTCTGCGGAGGACTCTACTGAGCGTCAGGCTGTGAATAGATTGACAGAGTGGGTCACTGATATAGTCTATATCAACCTAGAATGTGAATCCTTTACAGCGTATCTAACGCCCAAGAGGAACTTCAGATATGACATCGCTAAGACGGTAGGGTACAAATCGAATCGAACTAACCTAGAGAAGCCTAAGCACTACGATGCCCTGAAGAAGACACTCTTCCGCATGGGCGCTATCGAAGTAGCTGATATTGAGGCTGACGATGCTGTCGCTATTGAGAGTACTAAGAAGCTCAATAACATCTGGATAGTTCATGTAGATAAAGACCTTAACCAGTTACCCGGTTGGCACTATAACCCTAACAAGGATCACGAATACTTTGTAGACGACTTCGAGGCTATCTATAGTTTCTATACTCAGTTGCTAACAGGCGACAGAGTGGACGCTATACCTGGGCTGGCGGGGATCGGGCCTAAGAAAGCTGAGAAGATTCTTCTGGGCTGTAAGACTGAGGATGATCTGCATAAGGCAGCGCTTCAGGCGTACTATGACAAAGGACACGGGATCGAATACTACCGCGAGCAGGGGCAGTTGCTCTGGCTACAGCGTACGGAAGGGGAACTATGGCAACCAAAAGGCGACCTAGATATACCAAAAAGCAAGCAGGACTCAAGTGGGGCTTCCGCAGCGGCTTAGAAGAGAAGGTGGCAGCACAGCTAACAGAGGCTGGCGCTGCTTTCGAGTATGAGAAGCTGGTGATACAGTATACAGTGCCCGAAAGGAAAGCTAAGTATACACCTGACTTTGTGTTGCTTGATAACGGTATTATCGTAGAGACAAAGGGGCGCTTTCTAGTGGCTGATAGACAGAAGCATCTGATGATTAAGGAGCAGAAACCTGACCTTGACATCAGATTTGTCTTCAGCAACAGTAAAGCAAAGATTAGCAAGACGAGCTTGACTACCTATGCTGAGTGGTGCGAGAAGCACGGCTTTGTGTACGCTGACAAGTTCATACCGCAGGAGTGGATTGATGAATGATGATCGACAGATGTTTGTATTTAGTAAATCGGCAGTGTCCGGTGATGACACCAGCTTTGTAGAGCATAGTCATGTCGGGCCTGATAGCGAACCTTGGACTGTAGTTATGACGCACTTCGCACACTTCCTAGAGTCGTGCGGGTATGTCGGAGTAGTGGAGCGCATCGAAGGCGCTTTCGGTGAATATCACTAACAAAGGATAACAGATGAAAACAGGCGGTATCAAAGTTATGCGGACGGCCCTGAAGGATGTCACTAAAGGAGGCAATCCACTGCGTATCTTGGTCATCCCAGATACACAGTGCAAACCAGGATCACCTACAGAACACCTGTCATGGGCTGGCGAAGCTATCTGCGATTACCGCCCTGATGTTGTTGTCCACTTAGGCGACCATGCTGACATGCCATCGTTGTCAACGCACGACACCAAAGGGTCTAAGTACTTCGAGGGTAAGCGTTACAAGGATGATGTCGCAGCAGCTAAGGCGGGGATGAACATCTTGCTAAAGCCTCTGTATGACTTGCAGCAGTCTCAGAAGAAGACTAAGCACAAGATATACAAGCCAGCAATGGTGTTCACTATGGGCAACCATGAGAACCGTATCGATAGGGCTGTCAACAACAACCCTACGCTGGACGGTCTAGTGACCACTGATGATCTGTGCTACGCTGACAACTGGGAAGTTCACGGCTTTCTGCGCCCTGTGTTTATCAATGGCGTGGGCTTCAGTCACTACTGGCCTGTCGGTGCTATGGGGCGACCAGCAGGGACGGCAGCAGCGCTGATTAGCAAGCTGCACATGTCCTGTGTTGCTGGACACCAACAGGGCAAGCAGTTGGCTTACGGTAAACGTGCTGACGGCAAGGCCATAACAGGGGTCATCGTAGGTAGCTACTATCTGCACGATGAGGACTACATGGATCAACTAAGCAACCGCCACTGGCGAGGGCTGATGGTGATGAACGAAGTTAACGCTGGGCATTTCGATGAGATGCTCCTCAGCATTGAATACTTGGGGAAACGGTATGGGAGTGTATAAATCATTTTTAGAGTCCGAAGAGAATACGAATACGCTCATGGACGGCCTTAAAGAGTACATGGAAAACTATCCTTTTGATGAGCCAACAATGGATAGTATTGAGCGACCCTCTCACTACCAAGGAGGTATCGAGGCGATAGAGTACATCAACAAGAATGGGCTGGGATATAACGAGGGTAATGTAGTCAAGTATGTTACCCGACATAAGAAGAAGAACAAAGCAGATGACATTCGCAAGGCTATACAGTATTGCAAATTCATTCTGCGTTATGAGTATGGTGAGGACTCATGAACAACTTCACCTTAGAAGAACTAAAGGAGAGGCTCGCTAGGCTCGACGAGGTGACGCTACTGGAACTACTCAACATCAACAGTGAGGAACTTCTGGATGCGTTCTCAGACAGAATAGAGGGTCTATATGATAAACTGCTTCGTGCACTGATAGATTAAAATGAAAGAAACATTGACACATTACCAAACATACATCGCCAAGTCTCGCTATAGTCGGTACTTGGATGATAAACGACGACGAGAGCATTGGGGTGAAACCGTATCACGCTATATGGAGTTCATGGACAAGCATCTTCGGGAAAAGCATAACTACTACCTGGACGGCGATCTGCACAATGAACTGCGGGAAGCCATCACCAACCTAGAAGTGGTGCCATCGATGCGGTCTATCATGACAGCCGGTGAAGCTCTTGAGCGACAGAACGTAGCTGGTTACAACTGTAGCTATCTTCCAGTGGATGACCCTAAAGCCTTTGACGAGGCTATGTACATCCTGCTGTGTGGAACCGGAGTAGGCTTCTCTGTAGAGGCTCACTACGTTAACAAGCTACCAGATGTGCCGTGTAAGCTCTTCGAGAGCGACACTACCGTAGTGGTAAGGGATAGCAAGGAAGGATGGGCTAAGTCGTTACGTCAGATTATCGCTCTGCTGTACGCTGGAGAGATTCCTAAGTGGGATGTGTCTAAGGTGCGCCCTGCTGGGGCTAGGCTGAAGACCTTTGGTGGGCGAGCTAGTGGGCCAGGGCCGTTAGAGGATTTGTTCAAGTACGTTACAAACAAGTTCAAAGCTGCTGTTGGTCGTAAGCTGACAACACTAGAGGCTCACGACATCCTGTGTAAGATTGGTGAGGTAGTTGTCGTAGGCGGTGTACGCCGTAGCGCTATGATCTCCCTGTCTGATTTGAGTGATGATAGGATGGCACACGCTAAGGCAGGGAATTGGTGGGACGGCAACGGGCAGCGAGCACTAGCGAACAACAGCGCTGTGTACTCTGTCAAGCCTGACGTAGGACAGTTCATGCGAGAGTGGGTAAGCATCTATGACTCGCACAGCGGTGAGCGTGGAATCTTTAACAGGTACGCCAGCGAAGGGCAGGCAGCGAAGAATGGGAGGCGTGAACTTGGAAAAGAGTGGGGTACTAATCCTTGCAGTGAGATTATTCTGCGACCTTATCAGTTTTGTAATCTTAGCTCTGTTATCGTTAGGGATGATGATGATCGTGATTCTCTCCTTCGCAAGATCAGGCTGGCTACTATTCTGGGGACGTTTCAGTCAACCCTTACGCACTTCCCGTACTTGCGAAAAATCTGGCAGCAGAACACTGAAGAGGAGAGGCTTCTAGGTGTGTCGATGACAGGCATCTTAGATAACAAGTTACTTAACAACCCTGACGACCCTAAGTTGCCAGGACTTTTAGAGGAGTTAAAAGCTCATGCCATTGAGTGCAACGCTACTCTTGCTGATAACATTGGAATTAGTCGTTCTACTGCTATTACCGCAATTAAGCCAGAGGGGACTGTATCACAGCTTTCAGGCACTGCAAGCGGTATCCATCCTCAACATAGTAAGTATTTTATTCGTAGGGTGCGTTCTGATAACAAAGACCCTATTACAGATTTCCTAAAGAATTCTGGGTTCCAGTGGGAGCCATGTGTGATGAAGCCCGATAGCACTACCGTGTTCAGCTTCCCTATGAGCGCTCCTAAAGGGGCTACTCTGCGGGACGACTTAGACGCTATCAAGCATCTTCGCCTGTGGCTGTTGTTCCAGCGCCACTATTGTGAGCATAAGCCTTCAGTGACCATCAGCGTCAAGGAAAGCGAATGGCCTGCTGTAGGGGCTTGGGTGTGGGAACACTTTGATGAGATAACAGGAGTGTCGTTCTTGCCAATGGACGGTGGCACTTATAAGCAGGCTCCTTACGAGGAAGTCAGCGAGGAGGAGTGGGCTAGGTTGAAGCAGATAACCCCTGCGACAATCGATTGGGATAGTTTCGTGGAGGTCACAGACAATGTTGAGGGGGTGCAAACACTCTCCTGCACTGCCGGTGGCTGCGAAATCTGATGGCTATGAAGTTTGCTAGCTGCGGACACCAGTTAGCTTACTTATGGGAATCGAGGGGAGTAGCGCTCAAGAGCTTTTCGGAGAATGGCGAGAGAACTATGGAAATCAGGTCGCTTTGTCTTGCTTGCTATGCTGAGCAGATAAAAGCTAACAATGTGCTAGTGACTAAAGAGCAGCAAGATGCTTGGCTCAATAGTCCTAAAACCTTGAAAGGGGTAAACAATGGAAAAACTGACAGAGTTCGTGAAGAAGAACAAGTTTATAGTGATTGCGGTTGCAGTGATGCTGCTAATGTTCTGGTCGGGCGTTGTACAAGCTGCTGTAAAGGGCTTTAACGTAGACGAGATGGGTGGTAGGCTGGAACTACATGACACTGAATGTACACAGTTCGCCAATGCCGATGGGGTAGCTTCTTACACTTTCAAAGAAGAGACCATCACAGGCTGCTGGAAGTATCTCGCAGAAGAGAATGCAATCTATGTCATTATCGAGGGCATACTTGTGGCTTTGCCTGCGGCAGCGTTCACTTCACCTTAATAAGTTAGTAAGAGGGGGCTGTAATGGCCTCCTCCCTCTGGAGAG